GAACACATTCAATATATCAATTCCATTTTTGGTGTAAAACCGCCCATTATGAACGAAGAATTACACGAGACATTGTGTGTGTTGTTTATCGAAATACAGAAACCATGGGCGGTTCACTGCCCGGCAAATCGAACCAATTTTTTCAATTACACGTATACGTTGTATCAATTATGCACCTTGTTGGAGCAAACGCAATATTTACCATATATTCCCATGATGAAAGACCGTGAAAAACAGTTAGAACAAGACATGATATGGAAGAAGGTCTGTGGCGAATTAGATTGGGAGTTTTTCCCGACGGTTTAGTTAGTTTTCCGAGTGGACTCTGTAGGCGACAGCCTAAGGAGTTTTATTATATATAGATATCATAGTAACGGGTTTATTATGATATCTATTCCAAGACGCATGCTTATAATATTATGTTTACTCATCATTGGTAGTATCATTTATTTTGAGTTATCATTGAATAAATCAAATGAAAAATTCACGGAAAAGACTCCAAAAGTCTTATTCACATGCACCACATATATATCGAAACCGAATAAATTAGATTCATTGAAACAAACGTTGGATAGTTTTTTAAAGTATACCCCGTCCGATAAGATTGATAGAATGATTGTAATTAACGAATATGGAGAAGATACCGCCGATACAATTTTCGATTTGAAAGAAAAATACCCACAGATTGATTTTATTAATAAAGAGGAAAATGATAAGGGTCAGGCGCGCTCCATTAATATGATAATAGACATATTACGTGAAGGAAATTACGATTATTGGCTACATTGGGAAGACAGTTGGATCGTAAAAGAGCCATTTCTAACGAAATCACTAGATATTATGTTAGACAATCGTATAGATCAATTACAATTAATACAAAAATGGAAGGATGTCCCGGATGAACGTAAAAAAATGTGGACAACAAAATCGGGTGAAAAATATGTAGAGATTTTGAAAATAAATGATTCGATCGAAGAACAACTCAACCCATTCGGTACGTGTTCAGACTTCAAATCAGATTGGTGGGGAGAAAATCTAAAAAACTGGCCATTATTTTCATTAAGTCCTGGTATTGATAAAGTGGACAAAATATTAAAGGTTGGATATTTTGATAATTCACCCGACAAGTGGCCAATTACATTTGAATTTGAATGGTCGGTAAAATGGCTATGTAATGGTGCGAGAAAGGCAATATTGGAATACGCTATTTGTGAGCGCGTTGATGGTCATAAATCAACTTATGACTAATCGGAGTTTATCAGTTCGCGGCATATTATTTGGTTTAAAATAATATGTGCATGTATATATAATTATGGATGAAAAAATCGGTGAATCGAATCAAACTGGTGCGTTATTGATCAATCCTACCACCGATTTAAAGAAAACGATTCCTATGGGGAGTCAGGAAAAATGGCGCCAAAAACAACTATCTATTTTTTATAAACAGGGTCGCCCAATATTTGGTAGCTGTAACGAACAAAACCAAATATGTCGCCCATATCCCGGAACATATTGGACCGTTTATCATCCGCGTCCGATTATACGAACATATCCAAATAAAATGCGATCGAGTTTCGTAATTGATTGAATGTTTATTCAAATGATCGCATAAACGCATCGCTATTCGGTTTTCGACCGAGTAAATTCTCCATCATATTAAAGCCCGTTTCGGTTCCGCCCTTTTCTAAAATGCAGCGCCTATAATGTAGACCAATATGATGGTTGAAAATATCACCAGATTGTTTAAATAATTGGAATACTTCGGCGGCGTATACCTCACTCCACAAATATCCGTAATAACCACTTTCATATCCGCCCATCAAATGGCCGAAATTTGCCGCCATGCAACTTTCGCCGTGAACCAATGGACTTAATTTGTCTTGGAATTCAGCAAAGGCCGTTTCTACATCCACATTATCCGAACTGGAATGCAATTTCATATCATACATTGCGAAAACCAATTGTCTAACATAATGCAATCCGTTGAACAGGTGTTTATTTTTCTTAATATTATCCATTATTTCGACAGGAATTGTAGCGCCGGTTTTATAGTGGCTACTAATTCTGGTTAAGAACTCCTCTTCGTAACACCAATTCTCGAGTGCCTGACTAGGGCATTCGACAAAATCGTGTTCCACCGCGGTTCCACTGAACATACTGAATCGATTTTTGCTCAAAAGTTGGTGGAAAATATGACCGAGCTCGTGGAAAAATGTTTCCACTTCGTTAAACGTCAATAGACTCGGTTTCTCTTTAGTCGGTCTCGTAAAATTACATACCATCGCAGAAACGGGTGTGCTTCTCACAGGCTTGGCGTCGGTCGTTAGTGTATCTACCGCAATTTCATTCGGACTAATAAAAACAGTTTTCACGGTCTCGACTTCGCCATGTTCGCACGTAGATGTGGGAATGTATGCGCGTTTTAGTGTAAATGCGGCGGCGTGACCATATTTACCGTCACGTGGATACAAATCCATAAAAAAGTGTCCAATGAGTTCGTCGGTTGTAGCATCGTGGACCGCATAACATTTCGCGGACTCGTGCCACTTTTGATCCGCGTTAACGTCGCATTCTACGATGCGAAGATGAAAAATATCCTCGAATGTTCCCAACAATTTGGGCAACAATTTTTCAAGTGGGAAATATTCCTGGACCAGTTTTTGGTCGTATTTGAGAACATCCTTCTTATATAGATTTGTATAATACGACAAATTCCACGATTCCATTTGGTCTTTATTGAAATGTTTCGAAATAACTGATGCATCGGACTCAGCAACCGTCTTCATTTTATCAGCCAAATCATCAAGAAATTTATTGACCTGTTCTGGCGAAGTAGCCATTCTGCGATTAGACAATACGTATCTAGAATAACTGTCGTATCCAAGCAGCAATGCCTTCTCCTTTCTTAACTCAAGCGCCTTTTGTAAAAGATGGTGGTTTTTAAACGGCTCTTTTCCGCGAAGAGAAAAAGTTTTACTTACTTGTTTGCGTGTGTCTTCGACGTCGCAATACGGCATGATCATGTTGATGTGGTCGTATTTAGTCGTCACCTTGTATTTACCGTCATCCGATCGATCCAATGATTCGATAAAATCGTCGTCGACGCCGTGTAGCTCGTCCTTGGAAAAAAACATGTGGTCGTCCAATTCGTTCAAATTTGTTCCGTATGTGATGTTTAATTCGGTCAACGTTTGATTAATTGTCTCGAGCTGTTTTCGGGTCGACGCATCCAAATGAATGCCCTTATGTTTATATGAGTTCAACGTCCGAGTAAGACATAAAGATTCTTCGCCTACAAGTTGGTCTTCAAATGAATCATAAAATGATTGTATTGTCTTGTATACATCTACGTCCATCGACCATTTGTTACCAAATTCGGCAACTTTTTTAGATGATTCGACCGACGCTTCTCGGATAGCATGATCGGGATGAACGTATTGCATAAAATCAAAACACTCCAATTCTAGATCCCATGCCTCGGTAGAGTCAAAATGTTGGAAATACTCCGATTTGGTAAGAAACTGTTTTCCGATGAGATCGTTATACCATTTGTCGTAAATTGATAAAATCTGGGAGGTTCTATCTGTAATAACAGATGCGGACGCAGGGAATTCAAGACCAGTAGGGAGCGACATGAATAAATAATTACGAGTCAAGCGTTTATATTGTATTTTATAATCTAAAACACCTTGGACAAAGAAGTTCATCGTATAATATGGGTTTCATTTTACGAACCTATATTATATTAATCGAATGGGTTATAGTCCGGCGGGGAAGCCCACAAGGTTCGCACCTATACCGAAACCGGCACCACCACGAGCAGAGGACGCCATTGTTGGGACAAATACATCCAAAACACTGAATGTAGCAGCAGCAGTCAATGCGATCACAATGACTTCCTCAACCTTGAGGGATTGCTTGGGGATGGCGTAGGCCGCAATGGCCACCATAAGGCCTTCAATCAAGTATTTGATGGCGCGCTTAACGAGTTCGCTAAAGTCAAACATTCCGGACATGTGTCTATTATATTATAACTCTCGAAAATAAAAATAAATGGGGTAAACTTAATGGGCGAAAATAGGTTTATAGTTTTAATGCTAAAAAATACTTAAACGTTAACGTCTTCTATTTGTATAGTTTCGCTAAATGTCTGGCCTTGAACGTAAAACACGCGATGACGGAACACCTAATCCGAGATATGTTGATGTATTAGACGAGGATGCCGGAATTGCCGGACAGAGATTTACCTGTATGTCGTTTTTATCGCCCGATAAAATATTGGAAAAGCGCGAGCTTTACCTGTTTGCCGAATTCGTTCAGCAATGGGATTTTAACAAGTCCATGTCCAAGTTTGGCGATTTTATGAACTTTATTTCCTATAAATATAATTTGAATCTTGAGAAGCTAATGTCGGATTATACTGAGTTTTGCAAGGAGGAGCAGGAACGTCTAAAGGAGGGGTCTGTATCAGATGATTATAAGACATTTTTGGACAAGAATGAAGACAAATTGACCGAGAAGTTCCAGCGCGAACATGCGTTCCAAACATCGGTTCGTGGATTGAAAAACCGCGGCAACTTCCCCTCCCAGGAGGAGGCCGAGCAGCATTGCAAGAAACTGCGCGAAAAGGACCCCAATCACGATATTTTCGTAGCACCCGTTGGCGTATGGCTACCATGGGATCCCAACGCATACAAGACTGGCCGCGTCGAGTTCATGGAGGAGGAATTGAATAAGCTTCACCAGGAGAAGATTAAGAACGAGATCAAGGCAAAGGAGAACTTCGACAAGCGCGTGAAAGAGACGAAGGAGAAGGCAATCGCTGATAATATCAAGAAGGCGGAACAGTCCGGCAACGTGTTGACTCAGACATTGAATGCGAATGGAGATTTGGTGGGTGTTAAGGAGACCATCAATTTCACTGATCGCGAGGTTGCGAATGAGACCGATCGTCTTGCGCACGAGGCCGAGTTGATTAAGAATGCCGACACAAAGACCTCTGCTGCGAATATTGAATCCGAATTTGTAGATACACTTACCAGCTCGGCATAATTTTCTTAAAATGATAACCGAATAGATTTATCTCAAATCTTTTATCTGATATTACTATATCATATAAATGAAACATTCGTCCCCCGACAATAACCTCTTGTTAACAGCTCCGTCGTTTTATGCATACGTTATAAACAGTGTATTTCTACTGGTCGCGATTGTGTATGCATTTATGCATTCCTCGAAATTAAGGGCACTTGATTCGCATCATACTCTTTTCTTAATTTTATTGTTTGGTATCGCAATTGGAGTTCATGGATTATCCCATTTGGGGCTTGAGACTAATTATGGGTTTAATCCATTGCGCTTCTTACTTACCATTTAGTATTTGTTTTCTTAACACTAATTTGTTGCCCTGCACGTTTTTTACCCTTGCTTGGATCATATGCTTCGCCTTCGTTGTCCGAGTCCATTCCCTTGGAAATCTCCCAGAACTCTTTTGATCCAAGACGAAAATCCGGTCGGGTTTCGGCTTTATACCAGAATATTTGGTCGTATAATTTATTCGATTTTGCGTTATTATTAATAACCAAACATTCATAATTTTCGGTCGTTTGATCCATAACGGAAGAAAACGACTCTAATGTGGGAAACATGGATGCATAGTTTTCCCAAATGCGTTTACGATTCGTCATATACGGTTCGCGCAAAATGAACACATAGTCGATATTTGTTCGCAAATTGGGCGGAATGCCTAAAGGATATTGCATTGTGATAATGAGCATGACTTTCCAGTGACGCCCGTTCATAAATAACATTCTCATCATTTTGTCTCGCGTCCACGTTTGATCGTATAAGCAATCATCTAAAATCACAAACGCGCGGGGATCAATCGAGGATTTCTTCTGCGTTTCAATATCTTTGTTCACTTGTTTTAATACGACTTTTTGCCTACGTAACACGTTTTCTATAAGAACTGTGTTATATTCTTCGTGGATGAAGAGCTTGGGAACATGCTGCGCATAAAACCCGTTACCCGCTTCCGTACCAGATATAACTGTTCCGATTGGTATGTCTTGGTGGTGATATAATAGATCTCGAACAAGAAATGATTTACCCGTATCACGACGACCAATCATCACAATTACCGGACCCTTGTTCTCATTTGGCTTAAATGTAATCCACCGCATATCAAATTTTTTTAGTTCCAACGTCATATTAAGTAGTATACTAAACATTTGAGATTTAAAATACGAAATATAAACTCTTGAATTGAACTCCGAAGACGTTAGTCGAAGGACTTCTTCATCCACGTTTATATTTATCAATTATTCTATTTATACACCCTATACGTCGGCATTCTGTAAATATGCATAAACCACCCATCACCTATTGCAAACCCGCCATAATAAATTTAGAGGTTTTATGCGAACAATATAGGCAAAATCCGGACTTCATAGAGTCCGAACAAACGCCGAACGATTATAACCCATATCGTATGCGAGATCTGCAATTATATAATCCCATATATCGCAAATTTTTTGAGATGAACGCCACCAATTATAATACAATTGCATTGAATCATCCCTACCATGTCCAAGATTTGAAACATGTTGCGACGCATAATAAAACCCAGCTCTTAGAACGAGACGTCTTTGTTAAATTTTCACCCCTACTCGATCCATATCGATACATGGTTGGTAAATATAACATACACGATACCAAGATCAGAACAATGCCTCGATTCGACTCAACCGAGGAATCGGTATCTAGCAAGATTTTGTCTCGCCATAATGCGGCTTACGTTGATTCGTTTTTTACTTATCTATCGTCAACACTGTTACATTCACATAATTTCCATAATGGTCTTGATTATTATGGATCATACCTTGGTATCCAAGATAAGTTTCGCGTATGTATCACTGACGATTTGGACTTTTTAAGGAATTCGACATTTTTTAACGACAATGTTGGTAAATTATTCTATGTAGAAGATCCGGAACACGTATTCGATGGATTGGACCAAATTGCCGGTTCTAGGCGGAATAAACAAAAGTTAACTGTGAACGAAGGCGATGATTTGAACATTGAATGTGATGCATTGTCGGAATTGGATATAGACATATTGGCTGAAAACGTAGATGTAAGCGCGGTTTTCGAAGTGGACTCTGAAGATGCTAGTCTTTCGGAAGAAGCAGAGATGGTATATTCAAAACGCTCAAATCCGTCGTCGCCATCTTCGTCTTCTCAATCTTCGTCGTCGGATAGTGATGTTAATTATAGTTCGTCGGAAGATGAAGACGACGATGAGGAAACAGATGATAGCGATGAAGATGATGAGGACTCAGACGATAGCGAGGACGATGACGAGGACAGCGACGAAGAAACCGAAGAGGAGGAGGTATTTGGATATATTAACAACTTTCCGGTGCAGATGATTTGCATGGAAAAATGCGACGGCACCTTGGACGAGTTGTTTGTAAACGACGAGATATCGATTGAGAATGGTGCGAGTTATTTGTTTCAAATAATTATGAGTCTATTGATTTATCAACGAGCATTCAATCTTACACACAATGATTTGCATACAAATAATATAATGTATACCAAGACAGACAAACCGTTTTTGTATTATAAATACGCGGGTAAATCTTACAAGGTTCCTACACACGGACGTATTTTTAAAATTATCGATTTTGGTCGCGGCATTTATAAATACCAGGGCAAAACGTTCTGCAGTGATAGTTTTGCACCCGATGGTGATGCGTCAACACAATACAATATGGAGCCTTTTTTAAATAAAAAACGTCCTATTCTTGAGGCAAATTATAGCTTTGATTTGTGTCGCCTTGGATCCTCCATTTTCGATTTTATCATGGATGTTGATGTAAAGGTCGACGAAATGGATGATTTGCAAAAAACAATTCATCGCTGGTGCATGGACGATAATGGTAAGAATGTATTATACAAGAAAAGCGGCGAAGAACGTTACCCAAGTTTCAAGCTCTATAAAATGATTGCACGCACAGTTCACGCACATACTCCCGAATCACAACTCGCCGATCCGTATTTTAACCAATTCTGCACAAAAGAATCGGAAGACGTTAGCCAACTGGTCTTGGACATTGATCAGATCCCATGTTATGTGTAACTCTTAAGCATTTGGAGTTTGTTATTTTCATAGATTTATTATGAAAATAGCTAGGCATTATCGATTATTACATATGCCTTATTTTGTAAGGCGCTGTCCGAATGAGTTGTATCCCAAGCGATCGACCGAGACCTCATTCGAATTGCGTCTTCAGAGTTTAATCTGAAACGATCCGTAGCCGATAAGCGAAGAAGTTTGAAAATTTCGGTTTGCTTTGATTCACTCATATTTTTTTTCATTATTCGATATGTTGAGTTCATTATATTGTTTGGGTGGATTATTCGACCCCCCGAATTCGAAATTCGCGTAGCGTTTTGATATGATTCTGCATTTAATGAATCTAATAATTCTTTTCCGCATTTCCCATCAAACCCATAAATAACAGAATTGTCTATTTGTGTCCAAACGTCTGGATAAGTTTCCGACCATCTAAAATTAATATTAACGCTGTCGTTACGGGTTATATCACTCCCATAACTGCGATTCATTCGCTGGACAAGCTGAGGATAGAATCCGTCACCTTGTTCTTGATCAGATTTATCGTAATACATTTTACGTGTAAGAACCACTTCGCGCGGTAAAATAAATGTTTTGGGGTTTGGGTTTTGCGGTTTTAATAGAGTTATATGAGCGGCAACGGGTATATTTTGATCATTCATATACATAGATCAGATTATCTATTGTCGCAGGGGTTTCGGTTAAAAATTAGGAACATCTGTAAATACTTGGGTGGTTGCTGGATTTAATACTCGCGTCTCCGTAACAATGTTAAAAAAATCGGCAATGTATCCACTAAACTGAAAATAAAAATACGAACCCGTAATGGCGCACACCATTACCACAATGCTGTCTCGAACTATATCTTTCAGTGGCTTTTTTTCATCTGATAAATATCTGAATTCGATAAACTTGGATAGACAAAAAAGGACAGTGATAATTGTCGCAACAACGAAAACTTGTTCCATATTAATCCCTAAATATATAAGATCTACGCCCCTTTTTTGTTTATTTGTATAACGCAAACTCCTTCGGTTATCGCCCATAGAGTAGATTAGATCGAACAAAATTGATCGCGGCTGATAATATAAATTCAGAACAACATACAAAGATGCTTTCCGCACAAAATATTATAGTTCCCTTGCTCCGTATAAATGAGTCGGTTTCATTCAATCTGGGCGATTGTAATGAATACGTCAAAACCCTCGCACCCGGTTCCGTAACCATGATCTATTTGGACCCACCATTCAATTCTGATCGAAATTATACGATGGGTGTTGATTCGGCGGTGGGGTTCACCGATAAATGGACAGACGCCGGTTACGAAGAGTTCTTAGAATCTGTTATATTACCACTAAAAACGGTATTGACCGACGACGGGACATTGTTCTTCCATATTTCGGCTGTCTGCATGTTCATCCCTGAAAAGGTGCTGCGTAAGCATTTCTCGGTGGTTACACCGATATTCTGGAAAAAGTGCCGATCCAAAAATAATGTGAAAAATAAACTGGGCGCGACTATTGATATTATATTCAAATGCAACAAAAAGGAAAAACACAAGTTTCGTTTAGTCACACAGGAAAAAGACGCCACCTATTTAAAAAACTCGTTCAAAAACAGCGACGAGCGCGGAAATTATTCTCTCGGGCATTTGGTCACCGAGAAGACAAAACGCGGTTACATGTATTCATTCGACGTTGGCGGGTTCACATTTAATCCGACATCCGGATGGAGAATCAAGGAATCCGAATTAGTGAAGTTGCGCGACGAAAATCGTCTTCATCTGCCTAAGAAAGCGGGTGGGAATTTGTATAAAAAAATATACCTGTCCGAGAATCCAGGCAAACCATGCACTGATCTATGGGACGATATACACTCAATAAGTCAGGGGTCAGAAGGCCGAAAATATCCGACCGCCAAACCAGTCAAACTGCTTGAACGACTTATTGAAATTAGCACAGACGCTGGCGATATTGTGTTAGACCCGATGTGTGGTTCGGGGACAACAGCCAGCGCTTGTGTGAATACGGGACGTATTTGTTTATTAAATGATATAAATTCGGATGTAATTGATATTGTTAAGGCAAGGTTTGCATCCGACTGCACACCTCAGCAAGTAAATCTAGACCCGGAGTCGGAATCCGAGTTGACCGAAGGACATGGACTGTAGGAACCGTGTCTATCACCGTATTTACCAATTTTGCGAGTAATGTTCCCACCTTATCCTGTTGAATTTTCAAACAAGGAATCGAACACTTGTTTTTTTCGCTTTGTCCGACAAGTGCCCCCACGCCATTGTTGAGAACCAATCGCAGGCGCAAATCGGTATTGATTTCGATTCCGTCCTTTCGGCGGAAAATCATTCGACTGGTCTTGGCGCGAGAGGTTTTCAGGTAATACTCCCATTCAGGATAGGCGATGAACTCAGGAAAGTTGTTTTCCTTGGGATATAATATCAAATTGTTGTTGCGATGGTGGTTCACTAGAACATAATCCGGATATTTTACGTAAAGTGTTCCAAGAAGGGTCTTGAGTTGGTCACTTGTGATTCGGTCAAATTCCGAACTGAACATCTCCGCAATCTGGTTTCGCATAGCCGGCGTGACCGCGTTCCCGTGATTGGCGGCTTTGAATCGATCGATCGCAGCTTTGATTGATTGCCCGAGCGGGGCGTTGAATTCCTCCAACTTGCTCGTATTAATCCAATCAAATGTCCCTGTATTTTCGTGATTTTTGATAGACACCTGGAAACGACGGTCTCCAACGGCGACATCACAATCCGCTTTTTGGGTAGTCCCTCCCAAATGTCCCCACAACGGCTTCTCCGCAGACGCCGCGCATTCCTGAATATGTTTATTTATATGCATTTCGGGGTTGGTATTGAGAAGTTCCACCAACTCCTTTTCATTTCCAACACCCCCGTGATGTGTTTCTCCTCCGGTTTTGTAAGGCATGTTAACGTGCTTAAGTAAAGATGCCCTGAATTGTTGTAAATAAAAGCCTATCAATTTTATAGTGGGCCGGAACACTTCTGTTCACTTCGCTCACATCCGTGTTCCAGTCGCTCAACTTCGGCTTCGCTGTTGCTCCGGCTCGCTCCAACTATCGCTTACGGTAGTTCATCGATATCAAGTTGAATGTCTGAATCATCCAGAACGCCTACGCTTGATCCAGAATCCAAGATATCAAAATCACTCAACTTGATAGGATCGGTGTGTATTTTAATGCGTTCTTCATCGTCGTCATCGTAGTCGTCTGCAAATCGGCGTTCCAGTGCCCGCGACATACTGATATCTTCGAGACGTTCTAATGTCTTTGGCGCTTGAATCACCTCTTCCTTGCGATTAATATCTACTGCGGTATCCATGTCGTTGAATGTGAGTTTCGTAATCACTGGCGCGTCGTCAATATTTCGGATAGAAGGGGTCACTGGAATCGACTCAGGCGTCTCCTTTTTCGCATCGGCGACCGTAGGTTTCACTTCAGGATCGATCGTTGGTTCGTTCATAGTCTCTATAAACACCTCTTCGTCTTGCTCCTCGCTCTCATCCATATATGCGCGAATGATTGCTTCAGTGGGAATACTCTCGCGAATAGTGGTCAAAATACACTCCTGAATAATCATTTCCAATTCGCGCGAATTCTTTTGCATCTGAAGCGGGTTCACGTTCTTCTCGAACAAATATACATTACTATAAATCTTGCGCGCGGTATGCAGATAGACTTTGTGGATGAAATGATCGAGTTTGGGAATCGCGATATCAATCTTCTTTTGCTTATTCCCTGCGCGTATACATGTTAATACCTTGAGTTGTATAATATGCACACATGTGATCAAATCTTCTAAATAATTACACCCGGAACGTTCGATAATTCGCTTGCGCTCCTCTTCGAGAAGAACGGAGTTCCATTTCGGAATTCGGGTCAATAGATTTTGAAAGGTCATCAAGTATTTTCCCATCTCATCTGCATCGATACACATTTTCCAAGATTCGTTGAATATAGATCTAAATCCTTCCACGACCAATGGCGTAAAAATAGTAACTAGACGACTACACCATTCGTTGCGAGACTCATGTAAATTTGATATCACAAAATCGTCCATTTACATTTAATTAACATATCAATATACCCAATTCAACGAGTTTACCTCAAATTGTCGCAGGAGCCTGCATATAATCCAAGATGCACAACATGAGTAGTTTTTCATTTCTATATTCAGCCTTGATCTTATGGAAATACATGATCACATCGGAACGTCGACTATCCGATAACAATCGGGTAAGTTTTATCCATTGAATCAGATCAATACATGAATATCCAGCTTCGTATGCATTTGTGATAATATCCAACCATTCGTTTGTCGTTTTGTCTAAATTTTCACCGATTATTTCATCAAACCAATTGATATGTTTAGAATCCTGGACATATGTTCTATTCAAATGATATTGATGCAGATTAACAATGTTAGCGTTGCCGTCCATATACTCCGGAACATATATCTCACAAAATCGAGATAAAATCGGATTTAGCATTTTATGTTTGTTCTCTACTACAATGAAAAATCGCGTATTATAACTGAACAACTCGATACACCGACGCATGGCCGATTGGGCATCGATGGTTAAACTGTCTGCATTGAATAGAACGATTGTCTTGAATTGAACCCCTTGTGTGCCTTTGATGTTCGTTTTTGCGAAAAATTTGAGTTCGTCGCGAATGAATTTTATACCTTTTCCATGTGCACAGTTAACAAACATGACGTTGGATTTCAATTTGTGTTTTTCACCATTATAAATCTTATTTACAAAATCATATACCAAGGTTCGCTTACCCGTTCCAGATGCACCATGAAATAATAGGTGGGGGATACGATTTGAGGCCAAGAATCCGTCCAACTTTTGTTTTATATTTGTATGCAATGCGGTGATTAAAGGGGGGGATGAGGATTGATTCGTCTCTGTATTCATGTTGTTTTATGTAATTGTAAGACTACATTTATATTCATTTGGCGAGGATTGTTTTGTGCGTATATTATAAAATGCATCATACTCGGAAAAATCGGAGTTCGAAGAAGAACAAATCCAGGGGTTTGAAACATAAATCAAAGGGGAGTAAGAAAGGAACACCGAAAGTTAATAAGCGCAAATTAAGAGGGGGGTTATTCAAAGATTGGTCATTTCAATCTATAAATCCATTTGAAACAAGGAAATCCCTCGAAGAAAACAAGAAAGTAGCCGACTCATTCATTAATGAGGTTGATGGATATTACAAAAAATATTTTATTGACGAATATACAAGGTCGGTACCCATTGCCGCACAACCAAAAATGCCTACTTTGACCAAACTAATCAATATATATACCCAACTACCTGAATCGTCATTGAAGTGTCCTGATATTGAGTGCAAGGGTAAAAAATATGCAATGATCGAGGAATTATATGATAGTGGTAATAAATTGCGGTATATGCTAGACCAGAACAATAAAAACCCTGTTGTCGGGTCTGAAAAATA